GACCGGACAAACATCGGAAAGAAAGAATATCGCGCTTTGCAAGCCGCGTATGAAGAAGCCGCGCGGCGCGTCGGCCTCATGCCCTACCAGCTACAGGCGATCACTTGGCGCGTTTGGCGTGACCGGCACGGCATATCGTGACAAAACGGCGACGCTAAAACGTACGCGTGACAAACCGGCGACGCTAAACTTTTTTGGGGATCGGCTAAAGGTTTCCGCTCGGCGCGTTCTGGGGCGGGGCGGACTGGCGGGCCGATCGGATCGGCGGCGAGACGACGGGGCTAGCCGATCACTTTTGCCGCAGGGGCAAAACTTTTTTGCCTCAGGGCTTCAACCGGCGCGTTACTTGTGCCATGATTCGGGGGCTGGCGCTCTTGCCAGCCACAACAGCATGAAAGGAACTTATGACATGCTTGATTTAGTACCAGTCGAAGAGACCGCCGCCGCAAAGGCAAAAGCACGGGGTGGGGATATCTGGGTTACTCATCGGAACATCGACGACGTTTCCCTCTATGAGAAGTACGGCAAGATTCGCCGGGTGCCGATTGAGGCGCAAACAACATATAAGCAACACGATGTTGAATTCGTCGAGCCGCAGCGGTTAGATGATTTCCACGCGTTGCAAAACACAGCGACCGGCGGGCTGCTCAATGTTCGACCTGTTGGCAAGTCTTATGCCCTCGTTCCGCACGATGGGCTTTTTAAGGCGCAGGCTGAGTTGCTAGCCGCGTCGGACCTGCCGCTTGATAATGTCGAGGTGTGCGACCGCATCTATGAACAGGGGGCGCGGGTTCATCGCACGATCTACTTTCACGACCTGCAAGACCTGTCGATCACGAAAGACGGCCAGCAAGACACGGTCCGCTGCCGGATGGACATGTTCAACTCGGTAGACATGAGCTGGGCCTTGCAAATCTTTTCGGGTGCCTATCGTGACCTTTGCCGGAATACTTTGGTATTCGGCGGGGAGAAGGCGTATCATCAGCGCAAGATTCATCGCGGGGCGGTATCGCCGGAAGCTATGATTGCGAAAGCGACGATGGGCCTTTCGATGTGGCAGGATCAGCGTGACGTGATGGATCGCTGGCGGAATGCGCCGCTCACTGATCGCCAGTTTGCAGACATCTTGAAAGAGACGATCTGTCGCAAAAACACAAAGGCGGCGGAAACCGATGAACGCTTGTCGGTGAATGAACGCCGCCTCAACTGGCTTCTTGAACGGTTCGAGGAAGAACGCCGGGAACTGGGCCACACGCTCTGGGCGGGATATAACGCTCTGACGCACTGGGCCACGCATTTGCCTGACGCTCGTGATCGGGGACGGGCCGAGCGGAAACGCTACACCCGGAACGATCAGGTTCGGGCTATCGTCGAGGGGCCGCAGTGGCAATACCTTGAGGGACTGGCGCAATAGATGGAAGCTCTCTTGATTATTTACAGACTCGCTGTGGTCTGTTTTCTTATCATGCTAATCGCCGCTTTCATGGCGGTATGATCTCGAACGAAAGGAACCGAGACAATGACGTTTAATAACGTACCGACCGAACTGGTCACCGAACTGTGCAAGAACTTAGATCGCATCGAAGAGGCAATCCGTGCCGACGAGCGGGCGAAGATACGGGGCAAGATGGAAGAGGCTTTCCCGCCGCGTCCAGTAGCGAAGCCGAAGCCGGAGACGCTCTACCCGATCACTGACATGCACGGCCATCCGCTGCACGAAACCGGCCCGCAGCCGAAGACCTACGACCCGGCAGCGGCTTTCGATTATGCGGGGCAGGGCTTGAACGAGACGCACCGGCGGCTGATCGTCCGCTTGTCAGAGGGTACGTTTTACGCCGTGCCGACACTGGCGGGGCATCTCGGCATCAAGAAGGAGTCCGTTTATCATTACCTGTGCGGCATCCAGAAGGCGGGATATCAGCTTGAAATCCGGAACACCGGGAACTTGAAAGGCGGTTATCGGAATATTTACCGGCTTGCCAAGACCGGCTGAAAAACGTACTAAAGAGGGGCGGGTGCTTTTGCCCGCCTCTTTTGCAAAAGGAAACGAAACGATGCAAAGCTCACTTAAGACTGAATTGACCACACCCGAAGCCCGTGATGTTTTCGCCATCACCGAGAAAGAAATCGCCGTGTTGCGGTGTCATCTCGACGCGATCAACAACCAGATCAGGGGGCTTGAGGCGTTCATGGATTCGATGGGCTTCACCTCTTGGATCGGTAACAATTCGCCGCGTTCGATCGCGAATGCTGAATTTAAGGTGAAGATCGACGATTAACCGTTACCCTGCCGCCGGGGCTAATAGGCGGCTTTTCCTCCCTCAACTTGCCCCCGGCCTTAGTGCTGGGGGTTTTTTTATGGGCGGGTGCCGCATTAATAGCTTCCGGCTTGACTAGGCGGGATAAATCGGCGGGCCGGTTGTTCGGGGATTGCTGCGCTTTTTGACCTCGCTTATCGGGTTCGAACCATAATCAATATGGCAAATGACAAACGCGGGCGCGGGCGCGGGCATGTGATTGTTGCTTATGCGTCCGGGTGGGGTGTTCCGTGCAGTGCCGTATGTGGGGGGCGGCCTTGGTCGCCGACCTTTAGGGGCCGGTGTCCGGGATGATCCATAATATTGAGATTGATCTTGTCCTGATCCGACCCGAAACCGACAAGAATAGACAAAAACAAAGATATTCCGCGCGCGCGGGCGGGCAAGCGCCACGGGGGGTACCCCCATAGTCACTAGCAATACCGCGATCAATTTTATTTTTTGGAGGTAACCGGGGTCGGTACAAAACGTACGCCGCTAGGGGAGCAAAACGTACTTCAAAGGGAGGGCAAAACGTACCCCTAACGTAGGAACGGAGGGTATGTATAGTTTACCCCGGCGGGCCTATGCCCATAGTACAGTCGAATTTTGATTTTGTCAAGAAAAAAAGTTGACATACTGGTTATTCGTGGCTATACTTATGGCGTGGATCACACATTCACCCGTCACACCTCCCCATAAACACCGTTGTTTACAAAAAAAAGGTACGACGCACGTGTGGTTCACCCCGTTTCAAAGGAAAAACCCCGTATGTTCGAAGCTATGCTCCTCGTTTGCGCCCTAGCCACACCGGACAAGTGTGTACGTTTTGACGATACACGCGGTCCGTACGAAACGTACGACGAATGTAAGGCTCGTTCGTACGAAATGGCGGACGGAGTGGCCCAGATGTTCCCCGTTCCGGCCACATATAGCTTCAAGTGCATCGAAAGAACCTTCACGTGAACCTTTTACCCCAGCAAAAGCCGAAAGAGCGTACCCTAACGCCTCAACAAACCGCATTCTTGGACATTTTGTTCGAAAATGGGGGTAACGTAACGCAAGCGGCGGTAGATGCGGGCTACTCGAAGGGTTCGAGCCAGTGGCTCAAGAAGACTTTGGCCGATGAAATCGTAGAACGTACGAAAGACATCCTTTCCGTCAACGCAATCAAGGCAGCTAACCGCCTTGTCAACACAATAGACAATCCCGCCCCAGAACGCGGAGACGACCTGCGCCTCAAGGCAGCAGAATCACTCTTGACACGTGTCGGAGTCAAAGCCCCCGAGCAGGTAAACCACAACGTAACGGCAGTACACGGCGTCGTCCTATTGCCACCGAAGAATGAGGTAGTCATCGATGGCTGAAAGCAACAAATCCACTAAAAAAGAATATCCCTTAATCTCTAGATTGAGCCACGCAGAGAAACAACTCGACAGCGCAAAGACCCCTACGGAAAGAGCCGTAGCACAAGCACGTATAGATAACATCGTTCGCATGATGCAGGATGATTTCGACTACGGTAAGTTTTCTAAGGGTGGAAAAGCAAAAAAGAAAACCACCAAAAAGAAAACTCCGACTGTCAAAGCTCATCGTGGCAGGAAGGCAAGTTACAATGAGGGGTGATAGTCTAATAATGATGGACGGTAGATTTCTGGATTCACTGTACAGAGATCGTCAAGAAATAACCGACATGTTAAAGTCCGGCACTCTCAAGGGTAAAGATCGTAGTGAGATGGTTGAGAACTTGTTCGATACGGAAAAGATGATACGCCAGATAGAAGGCAGAGATAAGCCTATGGCTAAGGGTGGAAAGGCCTGTCGTGGACGAAAAGCAGCCGGAAGCGCCGAAAAAGCGCGGTAGGCCGAAGCGCGATCCGAATGCGCCAAAAGCCACATATAACTTATCTACAAAGGAACGTGCAAGACGCGCGGCGACGAAACGTGTCAACGCTGCGAAGCGTCGTGCCGCGAAGTCAACCAAAGCAGCAGAGGACAAACGACGCTATGCCCGAAAGCTCGA